AAGGGGAAGGCATTTATATTGGACTAATTTTAATTTGCCTAATGATTTAAATGAAAGAAAAGCAAGTATAATGGAAAGTAAAGATGAAGTTTCACAATGGTGTAAATTTCACGATTATGATTTTAGACAATATAAAGGAAAACAATCAGTTCAAAAAATGGCTCGTAATTTAGTAGATTATGAAGCTGGATTAACTATATTTAATGTAGCAAGGGGAATATATGAAAAACCAAAAAGTAACCAAATAACAATGTTTTAATATGTTTGAAAAAATTATAATACCTGAAACAACTGAAATAGTTTTAAATGAAATTGATTTTAATAAAATATTTAAAGAAGCTTTAATTGATCCAAGCGAAGAAATAAAACAACAACCAATAGCTATTTCAATTCGTGAAAGTGAATATAAAAACACAATGTACCCGATACCATTTGGAAGTTATGGAGATTTCAGTTGTATAGTAGGAGCTTCAAAGTCAAGAAAAACATTTTTTAAATCTATGATTGAAGCTGGATATATTGGTGGGAAAGCAAACATATTAAATCCATCAATAAAAGGGCATAATACTCAAAATAAATTTGTAATTTCGTTCGATACAGAACAATCATCTTTTCATACGCAAAGAGTTCAAAGAAGAGTTTTAGAAATGATAGGAGGTAACTATGAATTTTATAAAACATTCTGTTTAAGACAATACACACCAAAAGAAAGATTTGATTTTATTGATTGGATAGTTTACGAAAGCGAGTTTAAAAATAATATTGGTTTAATGTCGATTGATGGATATGTAGATTTGGTAACAGACTTTAATAGTTTAGAACAATCAACTGGTTTAACTGAAAAATTACTACAATGGACTGCGAAAGGTAATATGCACTGCACAGGAATATTGCATAAGAATTTTGGAACATCAAAACCAGTAGGACACGTCGGAAGTAGTGTATTAAAGAAAGCTGAAACTGTTGTATTTATAGAAAAAAATGATAATATAACAACTGCAAAATGTGAATACTCAAGAAATATACCTTTTGATCCTATTAATTTTGATGTAAACAAAGATTGGTTGCCATACGAAACAGATAATAATAATATAAATACAGAATGGATATAAAAGAAAAACCCTGCAAAGGAATCAATAAGGCAAGAATGGTTAAAGGTTGTGGAAAAATGACTTTATACAGAACTTTTGGTTTATGTAGTTCCTGCTTATCTGATTTCTTATTTAACTCCGATGCTGGAAAAGTTGTTTTTAATAAAATTAACTTAAAAGTTAAGTCAGATAAAGCAAAAGCATTTAAAAGCGATTTAAGAGCAAAACTTAAAACAATAGGAGAATATAAAGAAGATGCTAAAAAGTCTTTTCAAAAGTGGATAAGATTGAGAGATAGTGAACTTCCTTGCATTAGTTGTAATAATGCAAATACAAATGATTGGGCAGGAGGTCATTATTTTTCAGCAGGAAAGTATAGCGGTTTAATTTTTGATGAAAGAAATTGTCACAAACAATGTAATACTTACTGCAATAAAAATTTAAGTGGTAATTTATTGGAATACAGAAAAGGATTAGTTAAACGTTTTGGTATTGATTTTGTTGAACAATTAGAAAGTGAATCAGATAGTAAAAGAAATTATAAATTTACTAAAGAAGAATTAATAGCTAAAAAATTGCAATATGATATTAAAATAAAAGAATATGGTAAAAAATAAACAACCCTACACATTAGACCCAAACACTAAATTAAAACTAATTGCGATACATAAAGAAACGTCTGAGGAGTTTATTAAAGAAATCACATTCCACGAATACCAAACACTAAAAAAAAACAAAAATTATTATTATAAAGCGGTACAATTAAAATAAATTTATATATTTGCATCAGTAGAGTCGTCGCTACATTTAAAATTTTAACAAATTCCCACATTGATAAAGACGACGACCTTTTGATATGTGGGTTTTATTTTATATAACGTTCCCTCGCTTGGCTTAGTGCCGAGTTATGAAAACTAAATTTAATCATTAAAAATAAACGTGATGAAAAACGATAAAAACGAAAATAAGGCATTGAGCCAAACGAGTGTTATGGTTAGTGCGGATTTGAAAAACAGAATTATTGAAAAAGATAATAGATTTTATCCTCAATATTTTGATAATGGAATATTTGGATTATTTAAAGGATGGAAATTTTATAAAGATGAGGAATTATGTTTAAATGGTATTTATACATTTTCAACTGAATGCGATTTGTCTTATCCTAAATTAGAATGGGCTATTGAATATTTAGAAAGTTTAAATCCTAAAACAAAAGTTGTTTATGAAAAATACTAAACACATAGTTTGTTACTCTGGAGGGCATTCATCTGCTTTAGTTGCTATTGAAGTGGTTAAATTATTTGGTAAAGAAAATGTTATTTTACTAAATCATAATATTAATCCAAGATATGAAGATGCGGATATTAAAAGGTTTAAAAAAGAAATTGCTGATTATTTAGGTTTACCGATAACTTTTGCAAACATAAAAGGAATTGAAAATGAAAATGACATTCCTAATCAATTTGAAGTATGTGAAGAAAGAAAAACATTTGTAAACCCACATAACAGACAAATATTATGCACTTATGCCTTAAAAACAGAACCTTTTTATGATTATTTAAAATCAGTAGAAAAAGAAAGTGTTTGCTGTTATTATGGTTTTGATAGTGATGAATTAAATAGAGTTGAAAGAAGAAAATCAATTCTTATTCAAGATGGAATTGAAACAGATTTTCCTTTGGCTTTATGGTCTTTTGAGTTGATAAAAAAATATAATGATTTTAAAATTAACGAACTTTTAAAAACCTACAACAAAGCTAACAAATCTAAATTACATAAATTACCATTAGATGTTATTGAAGAAGCTATAAAGCACAATCTTTTAGAAATTACAGAATACGACGGAAAAGAAAAAACTATTAACTCAACTAAAGAAATTGGTATTGAACCACCTTTAACATATAAAGTTTGGAAACACGCAAATTGTAAAGGATGTTTAAAAGCTGGTCAACAACATTGGTACGTTGTATATTGTGAAGATAATGAAACTTTTGAAAGAGCTAAATTATCAGAGGAAAGAATAGGGCATTCATTTGGAAATTTTGGATTTTTAAAAGAAGTTGAACCGACTTTTAAAAGAATGAAAGAAATAGGTATTCCAGCAAATGAACACATATCAAGTCATAAATTTTGGAAGTCAGCAAAACATTATTTAAAACAATCTACACAAGATTTATTTCCTTGTGAATGCTTCACGTAGCATTAACCATAACGTATCGCAACTTGTGGTAGTTTGGGGTAAAAAACACCTAAACTTCGGAGTTAAGATAGACCACAAAAATACAGACTGAAAATTAAATTAATAAATAACGCCCAAATTACCACAAATTGCTGTTATAGCTTGTGGAGGGTAACTAAAACAAAACGTAATTATGAAAACAATCACAGTAAAAGAAGCGTTAAAACAAGGTTATACTCTTTGTGGATATGAAGATTTAGAAATGCAAGGATTAAAAAATATTGACAATTTAGAGGAAGAAGATTTTGAACCACATCACGGCTATTTATGTGTGGCAAACAAACAGTCTAATTCTGCTTCAATATCATCCAAAGAAGTAATTGAGTGGCTTACCGACAGATATTACGATACAGAAGGCAATCCTGACGATGACACTCACGATATGGAACTATGCTTCAAAGAAAAAACAGATATTATTGAAGAATTTGTTTCTAAAATGAATGAGGTTTATAGTCAAAAGAAATGGTGGTTTTTAGATTCTGATTTGAGATTAGTTCCTGATGAAAACGAAATACAGCCATAAGCTATAACTAATTGATTGTTACAAAAAATGTATTACAAAATTATGAAAACACTAACAAAAACAAAGGTTATAAGAATTACAGAAACTCAAAACTTAACACTTAAAAAAATGAAATTTTATAATATTGATGTTGGCAAATTCATAAGAGATGCAATAGCTGAAAAAATAAAAAGAGAATATAAAGATTTAATTCCTAAACAAAAAAAAGAATATTGTCCATTTTAAAATAAATAATTATGACACCACAACAAGAAGAATTTATAATAGAAAATAGATTAACTTTGCCTATTAAAGAAATTAAATATAAATTAAATATTTCTTTTGCAACAATACGCAAATTTTTAAGCGATAACAATCTAAGTTTAACACCAGCGCAGGTTAAAAGTATTAGAAATAAAAGAGGGTATAATAAAAAAACTGAAAATAAAGTAGAAGAAATAACACCAGTATTACAAAAAGATTTTTGGAATCAAAATATAAATCCTATTACAATGCTGCGCAATTAAAAAAATAACAAAATGAGAGATACAATAATAAAATCAGTTTTAAGTTTAAACAATACATATTCTTTTGCAGATAAAAATAATATCGTTTGGAAAATTATAGATGGTAAAATGATAGGTAAAAGAAGCGTATGGACTTTAGATTGGCGTTCCTGTTGGTTGGAAGACACAACAAAAGAAAATGTAAAAACTTGGTGGTGTGGTCAAGATGCTGATTATAATGAAATATTTACTAAATAATATTGTTTATTAAAAATAAATTACTAATTTTGTCTAAATCAAATACTTAAAAAATGAAAGTAAAAGTTATAAAACCATATACAGACAAGGAACTTAACCAAAATATGTTTGTTGGAGCAGAGTTTGAAACATCAAACGAAAGAGCAAAATTATTAATTGATAAAGATTTTGTTATTGCACTTGAAAGTGAATTAGAAAAAGAAATTGTTATTGTTCAAAAGCCAAAACAAACACGAAAACGTAGAAAGTAAATGCTTGATCAACTTGTTAAACATCAAACACAACTATTAAAAATTGCTTATAATTTTACAGGCGATTACGATAGTGCAAAAGATATTTTACAAGATGCTTACTTAAAGATTTATGATAGTGGCAAGAAATTTGATGAGATAAATGATGCTTACTTATATTTTACGATTAAATCTGTTTGGTTAGATAGTAAGAAAAAAAGCCTTACAAAGAATAGAGTTATTTTAGTTGATGAGTTTCCAAATATAATTGATGAGCAAAACACGTTAATCAATTACGAAATTAAGAACTTAACAAAGTGGGAGCAGTTATTAGTTGATGCTATATGCGGTCGAGTTATAACAAACGAAAACAACGAAATAGTAAAACACTTTAAAGGCACAAGTATTGCAAACCTATCAAAGAAAACAGGAATAGAATATAGCGTACTTTACAGAGGTTTAAAGAAAATAAAACATAAAATATGGCTAAAGGACTTGGAGATGTAATAGCAGATATTACAACCGCAGTAGGAATTAAACCTTGTGCAAAATGTAACGAAAGAAAAGAAGCTTTAAATAGATTGTTTCCTTTCAGTAAACCTTTTGAACTTACAAAGCAAGAAACTAAATTCTTAAAACAGTTTTTTGAATGGTATAACGGATTACCAATACCAATTGATAAAGTAAAAGATATTCAGAAAGCTGAAAAGATTTGGTTGAGAGTTTTTAATGTTAAAACAGGAGGTTGCAAAAGTTGTGGTTCACAATATCAAACCGCATTTATTAAAGATTTAAAAAAATTATACGATTCCACACTTTAAAAATTTTTTGAATAAACATATTTATTTCAAATGGAAGAGCAAAAAGAAGTTAAAAAGACACACGGAGGCGCAAGGCCTAACGCAGGGCGCAAAAGTGTAGCAGAAGAACAAAAGGTAAACGAAATATTTTTGAGTGCCTTAAAAGGTCTTAAAAACGTTTCAACAGATGAAGAGGCTAAAATAGAATTTGCAAAGGATTTATTAAGCAACCAAAGAGGACAGATATTTATTGCTGAACATTTATTCGGTAAACCAAAAGAAACTATTGACCAAAATGTAAGTATAAATAGTTTTGAGTTAAAAGACATAATTAAATTTAAAGAGTGATAACTCTTAACAATAAATATAAACCGCTATTTGAAAACGACACACGTTATTTTATTATTACAGGAGGTCGAGGAAGTTCAAAGAGTTTTGGAGTGGGTACTTTTACTAACCTTTTGTCGTTTGAGCAAGGGCATAAGATTTTATTCACACGTCAGACAATGACATCGGCACACCTATCAATCATTCCAGAATTTCAAGAAAAGATTGATTTGATGGAATTGAATAATTTGTTTGATGTTACAAAGTCAGAAATAAAAAATCTACAATCTAAAAGCGAAATAATTTTTAGAGGAATTAAAACGAGTTCAGGTGACCAGACCGCAAACTTAAAATCTTTACAAGGAGTTACAACCTGGATATTAGATGAAGCTGAAGAACTAACAGACGAAATTACATTCGATAAGATTAATCTATCTATTCGTCAAAAAGGAAAACAAAACCGAGTTATACTTATATTAAATCCTGCAACAAAAGAGCATTGGATTTATAAACGTTTCTTTGAAAGTAGAGGAGTTCAAGAAGGATTTAACGGAATTAAAGACGATGTAACCTACATTCATACAACCTATTTAGATAACTATGATAACTTAGATATTTCATTTATAAATGAAGTTGAACGTATCAAAGAAACAAATCCAAATAAATACAAACATCAAATATTAGGAGGTTGGTTAAACAAAGCTGAGGGTGTTGTTTATGATAATTGGAGAATAGGCGAGTTCGTAAATACCGGTTATAAATACTTTGGACAAGATTTTGGATTTAGTGTTGATCCTACAACTTTAATAGAGTGTGCAATTGATAAACCTAATAAAAGAATCTACGTTAATGAATGTCTTTATAAGTCAGGTTTAAAAACCTCGCAAATATCAACCGAAAATAAACGTTATGCAGATAGAAATTTGATTATTGCAGATAGTGCTGAGCCTCGTTTGATTGAAGAATTAAAGCAACAAGGTTGTAATATTAAAGGAATACAAAAGCCACTTATAATTGATAGAGTTGCATTGCTACAAGATTGGGAAATTATTGTAACACCTGAAAGTAAAAATATTATAAAAGAGTTAAACAATTACGTTTGGCACGATAAAAAAAGCAACACACCAATTGACGATTACAACCATACACTCGACCCTATTGGTTATGTATTGTGGGATTTAATAGGCAAACCAAACAAAGGAAAATATTATATAGGGTAATTGTAAAATTATCCTTTTTTTTCGTTATATAAGTATGAGAATAGAAGTACCAACATCGTTAGAGCATATTACTATTAAGCAGTTCCTTAAATGGAAACA